GTTACCCTTACCGCGACGAGTTTCCTTGGCGATAGTGTTACACTCACGATCCAGTTGAACCAACAGACCTTTGAACTTCTCAACAGACCAGCGACCATCAGCGTCAGTCTTCAGATCGAAGATGCCAGGAATAGCGGTTGCTGCTTGGAGGTTAGTACAACCTGTCTTTGCTTGACTGTTGATAGTACGAATTACTTCGCGGTTGATTTCAGCAAGAATCTCAGCAGACAGAATGTTTGCGAGTTCTGCTTCAGCGTCAAGACCGTGGATTGCTTTCAGGTCTTGTGCCAGTTCAATGGTGTACTCTGCTTTCAGGGCACGAGAATGAGCAGTTACAGTTGCTTTCTCGATTGTGAAACCCATCTCAGCAAAAGAAGAACCAGTATTACCCAGTGCTTCAGCAGCACCAGTAGTCATACCAGTACCATACAGGTCAGTCAGACGGTCATCGTCAAGACCAGTAGCGCCAGCATCAGTAACACCAGAAAGACCAGAAGGTCCAGCAGTTGCTTCGTCAGCACCCAGTGCAGAATCACCAGAGTATCGAGTCTTAGCTTCGTTGTGCAGTGCTTCGTCATTGGCAGTAGCACCACCACGAGTCTGCTTGTAGTTGCTCTTCATTGCGAAGATCAGACCAGTAGGACCAGACATAGGTTGTACACCACACACGTCATATGCCATCAAGTTAGGCATAGCACGGCGAACGAGAGAGATCAGTACGGGATCCCAGTTAGCAACAGAAGTAGTAGCGTTAGCGGGAGTTTCTGCGAGGAAACCCTGCTGAGAACGCTCAGACATCATTGCTTGCTCTTGGTTTTCGAGGATTGTAGCAGTTACCTGCTTACGGTGACGGTCGTTGATGGGACCCGCAGTTTCTTCGTTCAGTACGGGAGCCCACTTTTCGACCAGGTGTTCAAAGTTTACAGTATCCATTTTTTGATATCCTAGTTATGATTATTGATTTGATGCCTTACGGATTGCAGACAAATAACGCTCCATAGATGGAGCAAGGTCAACTTCAGGTTCATATGCAGAAGATTCGTCAGCGGACTCCTCAATTACTTCTTCAGTTGAATTCTTTTTAGTGAAGTAAGACTCTTTAACAGTAGCAACCTTAGCGGCGAAAGTATCTTCACTTTCAAAGGTCAGTGCTTCTACGAGAGAGTTCAACTTCTCTTTCTGGGTGTCGGCGAGTTCTTCAGATGCTTCTGCGATAATAGCTGACCGCTTCAGTTCTTCGACTTCTTCACCCAAGGTTATTGCATTGGCAGTTGTCTTGAAAAGTTGCTCTTCTAACTCTTCAACTTGGTCTGCCAGATCGTCGACGAGATCAACCTTGCTCTCCGGTACATCGATGTAAGACTCAACGAACACATCTTTCAGATTGTTCATGAACCCTTCAGCGATTTCAGTGCGGAGACCCTGGTGGATGGCGAGTTTATTATCTTCCATCCATTGCTCAACAACGTAGTTCAAGTAGGAATCTACCTTCTCGACAAACTCTTCTCTCTGACCGATAAGTTCAGACTCGAGCTTCTCTTCATAAGCAGTTTCAATTCGCTCAACTTCTTCAGCGAGTTTAGTTTTCAGAGCTGATTCGAAAATTACAGCAGTTTTTGATTTGAAATCATCTGAAAGAGTTGCCTCTTCTTCGACGAGTGCGTCGAGGTCTTCTGAGAAGTCTGCTTCGGTGGCGATATCAGGTACGATTCGACGTTCCTCTGCTACTTCTTCTTCGGCGCCCATGAGTTTATTGTAAGCGTCTTGCAACTCTTCTTGACTCAGGTCGTTCAGGTGATTGTACATATCACTAACAATGCCTGCTTTAGACTTAGGCATAGGTTGTGAGTTGGCTTTGTCTCCTTTACGAGCGGGGGACTTCTTGCCTGACTTTGCTGCCTTATCGGTAGCTGCCAGTGCTGGTCCCTCTTCACCTTTCTTGTCGTAAGACATGTCAGGTACTTCCTGCTCATCTAGGGTGACTTCAATGTTTTCTTCAGACATTTGTGTCTCCTTGATTCAATAGTTTTTCTTTAAGGATGAGAGGAAATTCTTGTACTCTCTAATCTGTGTGTTGCCATTATAGCTAACAGACATAGTAGAAGACGTTTCGAATTCAGTCTCTTGTTCTTCACATATTTCTTGTGCTGTTAAGATTCCATTGCTCCAGACCCACTCTACACCTTCCATAATACCATTAACAAAAGCATTCGGTGCTGATGGATCTTGTACGATATCAACCGTACTAAGAGTGAAATCTTCACCGACATACATTGCGCCGGCACGTTGCTCAAGACTACCCATTCCACGAGTTGAGACACCTAGATTAACACCACCTTCAAGCAAACCCTTTACGATTTGACCCATAGGAGTATCTAAAATTTGTGCCTTTCCTACCACATCATTTCCTTCCCAACGGAGATCAGTGATGAGGTGAGAAACTTTATCGAGGTTGACGGTTGGACCTTCTGGATGGTTCAACTCACCAACTGCTCGATTCTGCGACACTTGCGTGTCGACATATTTCGAAACGGCATTCTCCATTATCTTTTTAGGATAGATGCGACCGTTTCGGTTCTTTGATTCCGACTGCATGAAGACACCTTCGATGGCATACTTCTTACTACCATCTTCTTTCTTCTCGACAATACATTCGATATT